TATTTAGAAAATAAGTATGGACTAAAAATTGTTTATAAGTAGAAAGACTAGATGTTAAATCATGTAATTCTGTGTCACTATTATAATTTACATCTGCACCAGTTTGATCATATGTGCCTAATAAATCAAAACCATTTGGTGTTTTGATACTTCCTGTCAATGTGTAGTTTGCTGTAAGATCAAGTTTAGTATTACCTACTGCATCATCAGCAATCTTAGCAGTGCTAACTGCTGTATCTGCAATCTTAGCAGTAGATATAATTCCATCTGTAATATCTGATGATGTTAATGGTACTGGAGTTGGTTGTTTACCTATGAATCCCATGTGTCACCTATGTAATTTCTAATATACTTAATGTTGCATCTATCTTTGCTTGGACACTACAGTTGACCTTTAATACGTCTGTCGCTTGTAGCACCACTTTGCCACCAGTAAGAAGTTCTAATGTAGAGCCACTTGGTATGCTTACTGTTTTGGCTAACGAAACATTATTGTTTGTTTCTGTGTCACTGGTACTTGAGTTTAACTCAACATCTACTGTAACTGCCGTTGTATGAATGTTACAAAGAAGCAAACCTATAACTATTGTGGTTGTTGAACTTGGAACTGTATACAGTGTTTCGGCTGATCCACTATCAGGCATTTGTTGATTTGTTTTGACTTTAAATGTGTTTGCCATTCATATCTCCTTATCCTAGACCGATTGCAAAGGCTATCGGATCGGCAGTAACAGCTATAGTGACAGTATCAGTTGCACTTGCTGTCGTTGTTATTCCAGTTCCAGCTGCTATTGTTAATGTATTACCATTTGTAATAGTTTGATTAGATCCAGCAGAAGCAGCCACAATAAAGTTTGTCATATCTCCGTCAGCTCCGTCAGCTCCAGCTGCACCAGTTGCACCAGTTGCGCCAGTAGCTCCAGTGGCTCCAGTGTCTCCTTTATCACCATTTCTTGTGAAATGAACTGATACACTATCAGCTGCGCTAAATGTGTTATTTGATGCTAAATGTTGAACTACTATTTTATTGTACCCTGACGCATCAGTTGATGTTCCAGTTACTTTAAATCTAGCATATGTGGTGCTGTCTTGTGTATCAACAATATGTAAAAAGCCTTTGATAGTTGACGTACTATCATCCCAGGTTATTGTATCTGCTTGAGTTGATACACCATTGTCATCAACATCATCTATGTAAATTTCAGTTACGTTTGCATAGGTTGCATTGTTAAAGGCTATCTCTCCAGCACCTGGATCAGTGTCAGTTGTTCCAGTATCAAATTTGTATAAGTATCCTGGTACTGTTCCACCATCTTTTCCAGTAGCTACAAAACTTAAAAATACTTTATCGTTATTTGCAAAAGTTCCAAAGTTATCAATATATGCTATTGATAGTTTTGTGTATCCGCTGTTATCTGTGACAGCTCCACTTATCCTAAATACTGCCCAAGTGTCTAAAGTATTAGCCTTAGACATTCTTATTCTACCTCTGTTGGCAGCATTTGCTACGTCATCAAAACTTTGAACCCAAGCAGAAACATCTGTTGCATTTGCATCATTATCGTCCACATAGGCTTCCGTTGCAGAAGCTAAATCTGTATTATTAAATCTTATAACACCACTGCCAGGATCTGAATCTGTTGTAGTAGTTGAATATGTAAATTGTGCAGCATCACCTCCAATTGGTAGAAAATCTGCAACTGTAGTTAGATTTCCATCACTATCGAAGCCAAGAGTTTTTGAAGCTCTTGCGGTGGCGCTATCTGTAAATTCAGGTGTTGTAATAGAATTTGTTCTTGATACTTTAAATGATCTATCAAGCTCTTCTTGTTGTTGCTGTGCTATAAAGGTTAATCGATCTAAAGCGTTTTCATGACTTTCAGCTGGAAACGGATCATTCTCAACATAATCTGTTCCCTGGGTTAGAGTTAAGTTTCTTCTTATAACAACAGTTTCACCTGATTGAGGTCTTTTATCTGTAGAAGAAAAATGAGCATCAGTGCTTGTACCAGTGTTAAATTTAAATAAAACATTACCACCTGATGAATTACCAGCATTTGTAACAACATAGTCTGTATCAAGTATTTTTAATGTCTCTGTGCCAGTTGATGATCTTACAAGAACAGTTAAATCACCATTAGCAAATATTTTAAAACCGTAAGGAAAGCTATGTTGTGTTCCGTTTCCATCACCACTACTTCTAGTGATTGTGCTAGATACTGTCATTTTTCACCTTTCAATCTAATAAGTTATTATCAAAAAACACACGCTGTAAATCTTCGTTACCAGGCATTGCAAGCATTATTGGCAATGCGGCTTCATAAAAATTATCTTCAGCAGTTTTAATCATTCTTTTTTTTGCATCATCTTTTGCTCTTACATAAACTGGATGCACCGTAAGAACTTTAAGATAATCTCTAAATTTATACATACCGCTGCCCCTTGAGCCTTGTACATTCAAACGCAGCATAACTTTATTTTTAGCTATTTCTGTTAGTTGTCCTCTTCTAATGTTATCCAGGGCAACACCATCCATTCTTGCCTTTTCATCTATTAAAGGCACACCTAATCTTACAAGTTCAGCAAAATAAGGTTCTATATTCTCTTCACCATAGCTCATTCTAAATGGCGTAATGCTATTCCATAAAGCAAGCATTGGATTTACAGAAAAAGGTACACCTCGTTCTTTTTTAAATCCAAGCACATCGTATCTATATGCATAGTTTTCTTCTACACCTTTTACATACGGTAAAGTCATTACTTGCTGGTTCCAGCCGTATGCAACCGTGTCATAAAAAAACGTAGCTGCTGAATCACCATCTATATTTTTTTTAGTGCCAACTAATGAGTATGGTATTTCTTTAAATGGATTATCTGTATTTTGACTATCTTCATGTAATTTTCTTACATCAGCAATTGTATAATATAATTTTGGCAATGCTGGTTGTTTACTTGGTATTATAGTACCTTGTCCGTCAACGCCTTCTTCACTATCTGTTAATTTTTTTATGTTTCTTACAGCGCTGCTATAAGGCAACGGAAATGCACCAACCATACTGCCTAGAGGACTATCAATAATTAATGATGGGTCTGCATAGTCAAAAGCTCTAATTATAGATCCTAATCCTTGAAGAAAAGGTAAGTCTCTAAAATAATCTACAGTTGCCACAGTAGCAGCTGAAACTAAATTAAGCCTATCTTCAGGATCATAAAACATAGTTTGATATTGAGCTGTACTTGCTGCAATACCTAAAAATGCACTTACTGGTTCTAAACCCTGATAACTTACATAAACCAATTTACCATTTGGTAATCCAGTTTTTTCATTATACATTGGCAACGGATCACCATCATCATCCGTTGGAAAACCTTCAGCTCTAAAAACTAGACTGTATGGCTGCCATCCTGGTGGCAACATTTTCTGCGCTGTTGCATCTCTTGGATATGATCCAGTTATCTGACCATTTATAGCGTACTCATGAAATATAGACATTGTCATTGCACCCAATGACATTTTACCCATAGCTCTTTGTTGCGCCCTTGCACCATTTTGCCCAAGTAAATTTTTTCTAATAGTACTACTAGGATTTAACATAGAAGCAGCAATAACTAGTGGATGCCCTTCTCCTATTCTTAACATACTATTTGTTGGCGCCTTGGCAAAAGGCATCAACATTTTACCAAAAAAGTTTTTTCTAATACCTTTAGTAAATGATCCTAGTAAGCCATCACCAAGATCATCTGTCATTGTTACATATCTAGCTGCATTATCTAATTCATCTGATTTATACTTTGGATCTAACAAAGTCATCATAGCATCATCAACAGCTACATCTATTGAATTACCTTTTGCTTTTGATGCTCTAGCAGTTCTTACAGCTTGTTCATATAGCTCACCACGGCTTGAAATAACTCTCCAAAAATCATCTGCTGCTTGTAGAGCTGTACCTGGGTATCTAATTAACTTACCAATTTTATCAATAGCTTGACCAGCTGCACCTGATATATTCAATGTTTCAGAATCAATCGCCCTATAATTAGAGTTTTCAATTTTATTTAAAACATCAGCTGGTACGCCAGTTTCAAATGTTTTGCCCATAACAACATAGGCATCTCTTAATGATTTAGAATATCCATATACCCTGGCAAACAAATCTTCAAAATACACACCTTCAGGATTTACCTCCTTTCCAACTAATCTTTGACCAGCTCTAACGCCACTTCCTATACTAGCTGCCAACATATCAGCCATAAGATTGTACGTCATGAATAATGGCGTAGCTAACATATTTTTAAGATGAGTAGGCGCCCAGCTTAATAAACCATTTATGTATACTTCTTGCCAAATATCACCAATCTTTTGATACCATGCACCAGCCACATATTTATTAGCATTCGCCTGACCACCAGTTTTAAGTGCGTCTAAATAACCTTTAGCCATATCTTGTGCTAATCTAGTACCACCAGTTTCATCTAGTATAACTTGCGCTTGAACATCAGGAATATTAGTACCAGTTTTAATTCTAAATGATTGTAATGCCCTGGCTATTTCAGTTTGTGCGCCTTTTGCTTTCATTTGTATTCCAGCATGAATAGACATTTGGCGCCTAAATGCTACCAGGTCATTTGGACTTGCATCACCACTTTCAACTTTTTTAGCTAACTCTTCTAATCTTGCTGCTGATTTTTGTAACAAAACTCTTACAGCTGTCATTTCTTCAGCGTTTAAAAGTTGTCCTGATTTTTTATTAAGTAGTTTTTTTGTTAGACCAATTTCATCAGCAAGTAATTCTGAAGCATTTGCAAGCGTATCTTCGTTTGTTTGTATACCTCTTTTTTCTAATTCTTGTGGATTTTTATATATTTCACTAATTGAATTGATAGCTCTATTAACATCACTACCACTTTCAAAATTATTAAAATTAAAATCTAAACCAGTGTCACTTGTTATTAGATCTTTTTTTCTTATTTCTAAAAAGTCTAAAGCGTCACCTTCATTCGCAAGACCAGTTTGAAAATTCCTCATACCTTTTTTAGCAACTGTATTTACTTCTTCATCAGCTGCTTTTTTGGCAAGATCAATCAAATCGTCTTCAGGCTCTATTGCTACTTTTGCCTGAAAGCCACCCTTGGCAAAACGCTCTTGACCTTGAGGTGTAAGTACTTTTTCAGATAAATCTTTCTGTACACCTTTGTAAGTTTCATCGTCTTTTAACAGACCTTCTACGGATGGTTCAGGAACCTTAGTTGTTACATCTGATCCTGATACACCAGTACCCATGCCGCCTTTACTTTGTCTGTTTAGTATCTCACCAAACAAACCAAATATTTCTTTTCCTAGTCCAGCAGTTTGAATATTCTTGCTGACGTCAGGTCTTTTGTCGGCAAAATTAGTCATGCCAGTTGCGGACGCTTCTAGCGTTTGTTCTTCAGGTGTTGCCATGAGATCCTCAAAAAAAAGGAGCGCCTAAAGCACTCCCACTATATATAGTCTTGTACCATATTTTAGGACATTTGTGAATTTTTTTCACTTGTCGGTTTGTTTGCAGATCCAGTAATATAAAGCTCGGCAAAACCTTTTCCTGATTTTTCTGCTTCAATTTGTCTTCGTAAATTTTTTACAACAAAAGAATTTTCATCTTTTCCTTTTGCTAGTTGCCTATTTAGTATTTCTTGCAAGGTACTCATCGTAAGTAATTCCTCCGTTAATCCATTCAACGTCAGGTCTTTTATAAACCTTAGTGTCGTATGATACTACATCAGCAAAAGTAATTCCATCTATTTCTGACATTCCTTCAATAATTACCTCGTAAGCATCTTCTTTGTCTTCAAATATTTCTTTTGCCCTTGCTGGATCAAATGTTTCATCAAACTCAGGAATATATTGAAATCTAATTCCAACTAATTTTGCAGTAGGCTCATTACTCAAAGCCATTATATCAGGTCTATCTTGATATCTTGCATCAGTAATGAATGTAAAACCATCCAACTTTAATCGTTTAAGTATTGTTGTTATTGCTTGTGCATAATCAATATTTTGTCTGTCTTGAAAATAAATTTCAACACCAGGTCTAGCGCCTGGAGTTCCATTTGGCACAACCTTTGAAACAAATATAGCTTCTTGATTGTATTTTTTTGCAGCTTCTACTAATCCTTTTGTCATTGGATTAGGATCAAAATTTGTTCTTGTTACAACTTCAAAATTTAAAGATCTTTCTAATTCACCAGCATATTCACCAAAAGTATTGTTTGCCTGATAAGCAATAACAGTTTTATCATTTTTCAAAGGTTCTATAAGCTCAGCTGAAAATTCAGCTTGTTGAATATTAGTCGGTACTTCCCCAGGTCTTTCTCTTGAAATACCAGCTGTAAATCTTTGAGGTGATCCCTCTAAAGTTTTCAATTCATCTGCTGCTTTTATTTTGTCAGCTTCACTTGAAACAGAACTATTAATAATTGATCTCAGCTCTTTTACTCTTTCAGGATTAGCTGATCCACCATACACACTTTCAAAGTCTAATGATCCGCCTTCACCAGCTTTTGTTGTCCATCCGTTCTTAGTCCACTTTTCTTTTTCTAAAAACCAAACTACTGCCTGGAGATCATCTGCACCCATATCACCTATGTTTGGATTAAATGCTTTTATGTTACCCTCTGTATTCAATATTTTTGCAGCGTCAGAAAATACTTCTTGTCCAAAACCAAACTCAGATCCTATTTGTGGATTTTCAAAAGTACTTTTAGTTAAATGTTTACCAGCAACAGCTTTTTCTGCTGGTGGTGGTATTCTTGGTAATCCAGCAGCATCTCTAAGATATCTTGCTGCCCATACATCAATTGTAGCTTCATTACCAAAACCAATAAGATTGCCAGTAAAGTTAATTGTTTTAGGAGCTTTGCCAGGTTTTATTTGCCTAAACATATCAAGTAAAGCTGTAGTTGCTGCTGCACTATTGTTACCAAATAATTTACCAGCTGCGTTCCTAATCAAATCAAAGTCAACAGTTTTATCTTTTGCCAAAGCGGTAAGTCTTGTTGAACTTAAATTACCACCTTCTGCCGCAACTTTTTTATACATTTCAATTTGTTTATCAAAGTCACCTCTAACGAACATTCTTAAAACTTCAACAGCATTTTCATAATTTTGCTGTACATTTGTCATTGCTGAAGTTGCACCAATAATATCAGCAAATACATCAGATAAACCACCAAACTCTCTTCTTAGTCTAGATCTCATTGATCTATACCAGTTAGCCTGATTAATAATATCTATTGCTGCCTGATCACCATCATTTGCTCTTTGAAGAACAGAATTAACATCAGTAACCATTTTGTTTACAAGGTTTGATTTATGAGTTGCAACAGCTGCTGCTTTTTTATCACCTTTTAATTTATCAAAGTTTTTAACAGTTGGTATATGAAAAGCATATGCTGGTTGCTGCCATCTTATTTCTATTTTACCATTTTTATCTACTTTAAAGGATGGGTTTTTACTATCGGCAGCAATATTAATTGGTAGCCAACCGTCACTTTCAGGATAAACATTTTTAACTCTTAGAGCTTCATCTCTAATAGTATTATATTCTTTTGTTGTTTTAGTATCTGCTTTTAATTTTGTTGTTTCTGCTCTAGATAAACGCTTAATTAAATCACCAATAACACCAGCTTCAGCTTCACTTGTTGCAGCCGAACCAGCTGCTACAGTGCCGCCTTGTAAAACTCTTTTCCAAGGTATTTTTCTACCAATCCTAAATGCAGCTTCTAATAAACCACCTATGCCCATACCCTCTAAAGATGACTTTGCAAGTTTTACAGCTTCAGGATCATCTTCGTATTTTGTAAACAAACCGACTAGCATTTCTCGCAATGCTTCCTGATCTTGTTGTTCAACGCCTTCAGGGTTTGACAATAACTGACCTACAAGCGTTTGATCGTTTGCATTGAAAGCAGTAGCATCAGCTATGCCGCCCCACATTAATGACCTAGTAAAAGCATTTGCATTAGTAATTAATTTAACAAAAGAAGCTGCTGGTATTGCTGTTGTACCAAATTGAGATATAGCTTCTGTCAATGCGCCAGTAATTTTATTGTCATACGGTTTGGAAAGATACTCATTAAATTTTACATTCAAAGATTTTGGAATAAGTTGTTCTCCAAAATCTGTTATAGCCTTTATACCGCTTTGTAAAAAATCACTTCCCATAACTGGATTTTGTATATCAAAGCCAATTTTATTTAGACCAGCTGTCACAATATCAACTGGCGCACCAACAATTGTTGCCAGGTTCATTGGTGCTTCTGTCATCCCTTTGACAGCACCTTTTACAGTAGCACGCCCTATTGTTCCTGGAATTGATTCAGTTTCATTTACAACTGGCTTTACTTTTTCTTCAGGTTTATTAACAACACCGATATTAAAAAAAGCAGCTGTTTCTGCTGTTTCATAATCATTTTCTATTTGGTCTAAATAACTTGTCATTGTATTTCATCAATCCTAAATTTTTGATATGCCATAAGTTCTCTTTTTAAATTCTTAACTAATGGATCACTTGCTTTGAACTTTTGTGGATTATTTTCTATAAATTTTTTAATTGATGCGATTGGTTTATTTGAGTCATATTCAAAACCATATACACCTTTTACTGAATCAAAAAAATCAATTGCTGATTGTTTCATAATTTTACGAAACTCTAATTCTTTTTTGTTATAAATATCTTGTGCTTTTTTAATAGTTTTTGCGTATGTAATATTTTTAGTATCTAGCTTCCATTGAAATAATTCATTTTGTGCATCATCAAACATGAGCTGGAGAGACTTACCAGCTGCACCAGTAGTATCTGCATTTTCGTTATAACTTAATTTATTTTTGAAAAATTGTTTTGCATCTCTAAAGCCATCATCTAATTCTTTTTGAGCAGCTGATAAAAAACCTTTGTAGTCTGTATCGTTAAGTCCTGAAGAATTATTTTCAACAAGTGCAGCTGTTAAAGTATTATTTCTATCTGCTGCTTTAAGTAACTCAATTACTGATCTATCTGATTTTTGGTTGCCCTTTGTTTCAGGCTGCCTTATTCCTAAAAATAATTCTGTTTCTCTTATTTTGCTTGTAGTAAGATAGTATCCTCTTGATTTAAGAATTTGATGATTTTTCTTTGCTTCTTGTAATTGTGAAGCATTATTTACATCAATATTAATAACCTTTGCATAAAGACTATTATTGATACCTTCTAATTCTTTTTCTTTATCTTCTTTTTGTTGTTCTCGATCTTTGTCAAACTCTTCAGCTGCTTTGAGTATTTTGTCACGCAGTTTTGTTTTATCACCAATAAGATTGATAGCATTGTTCAAAATTACATTATCACTTTTGCCGTCAACTATTTCCATAGCCACAATCATAGCACTCGGTGACTTTTTCATTTCTTTTAAAACTAAACCATCCACTAGCATTTCTGCTGATTTATCAAAGGCTGTAGTATATTCTTTTGAGCTGTAGCTGCCACCAGTAAGAGCTTTAGTTAATATACCTGGATTATTTACATTAGTAGAAAAAACCTTTTGAAAATTTTCGTTAGCTGTTCCAAAGTTATCTGCATTTATGATTGCATTTACAGCATCATCAGTGCTGCTAGATATATTTGCTTTGTTTACCTCAATAATTCTAGAATTGTTTTTTTTGACATAATCAATAATTGCAGAACTATAGACCTCTTGACCTATAGACATAAATCTAGATTGTGATTTTTTAGAACTTAAAAAGGGTTTACCAGTTGCTGGGTTAATTTTAAGACCCATTGTGTATTGTTTGAGTATTTGTTGCATCTTTCCCCTGGCTTCATTTTCAGCCTGGATAGGATTTTCACTTTGCAATGCTTTTGATTTTTCCAACTCAAACTCTGCAACAATAGCTTTTTTTGCTGTATTGACTTCGGTATCAGTTTCTATCTCTAGTTTTCTCATACCTATTTCAGTAACAGCATCACCTATATCAGCTAT